ATTAAATTACTCTCATAGAGTTCCTTAAATATATAAATATGCATTCTCCAATCCATTGCAATCCAATAAACTGCACACATATCTAAACCGTAATCCCTAGTTCTGTATATTCTCCAATCTTTTGGTATTTCAAAGGGTGTACAAACATGTATCTTTCTATTAAATTCTGTAAAAAATTGTCCATCAAATATATCCCAATCCCCATATAAAAGTGCTTGCTTTTCCTTTTCAGGAAGATTTTCTAGTCTATCCACATAATCAGGATCATGTTCCATCATAAAAATATTGTCTTGTACAAAACTTGGTATAAATATCCTAGTTCCAACTTTACCTTTTTCTAATTGTACTTCATGTATTTTATTAGGCTCTCCTATATCAATAAACCTAGCTTTTACCCAGCTATGTCCAACTCCTCCTGGGTTAGTTGAACTCTTTATATATTTAGGATAACCATTTGTACCTCTACATCTTGATATTAAATATGTATACATGAACTCAGTCCAGTGAGTTAACTCATCGAAGCGGATTACATCATATTCAGCAGACTGAAAGTTATATACATCATTTTCATATTGACAATAACCAAAATCTATAATACTTCCATTCCTAAATTGCCAATACTTTTTAGCTTCTTTATATTCGCAAACTTCTCTTGGATATATTTCAAGGCTAGCTCTAATAATAGACTGAAACAATTCTGGATATGTCCTACGGAAAATTATTTGTTTTGACTTTGGATATTGCAATGCATATAGTAAAGCATCAATTAGTTGTCCATAACTCTTTCCTCCACCTGCTGCACCTCCAAACAATGTTTCAAAAGCTGTAGAATTTATAAATTGTTCTTGTTTTTCTGTTATATCTATGTCCATTTAAAACATTGCTCCTTCCATAATCTTCTTTATGTAAAATATACAGCATTTTTGGTAATTATAATTCGTATTCCTACGGTGGAAAAATGATACTTCAATCCCTGTAACCCTTGAAAATATGCATAGTAACATAATGTATTACTTGAGCTATTTTTTCTTAATACTTATATTTACCTCAAAAGGTTTATCTTGATTGATTTCTAGCTCATCTTTTGGCTTTTCTCCAATGGTATCTCTTATTGTATTAAAAGCTTTTGTATTTCCTTTTTCAGCCTGTTTTATCATTGCTAGACTAATCCTTTTATTATAATCATCTGTTGCTAGCAATGCTAACAGTTCTTCTTTTAATGTTTTCCTTTTTCTTCTAGCTTCTGCGCTTGCCTTACCTGCTTTGCTTGCATTTTCTCGGCGTTGTTTCGGTGTTAAATCTTCATTTCTTATTAAATTTTGTTCATTTGCCATTTATACCACCTTGCCTCTTTATTCTTCTATTTTGATGCATTTATTTTCAAACTTTTTATATGCGTCTAAATATAATTCTTTTTTATCTCCATTGTATGTTAATTCATAATACATTCCATCAAATAAAGTTGTACTTAATAATGCTTTATTATTTTGTAATGTTTTACAACTCCATACTACGAATACATCATCTATTACTATTTGTTTATTATCACTTTTATCTAAATGTTCATTTGCATAGTCTCTTATTATTTCTTTACACTTATTTATAAATTCATTATTTCCCATCTTTAAAATTCCTCCTAATCTTCTCTTGTATTTCCTTAATTGTCAAAACTTATCTCTCTTGAATTTTTACAAAAGAAGCCACTTATTGCAATGGCTTCTTGGGCTAGTAGATTAATGAGCTATTTCTTTCGAAATATTCATTGCACATATATATTGTATCACAGAAAATACCCCTATTTTTCACGATTTTTTCCACGAGATTACCATTTTTTAGCAAAAAATATAACTAGATAGTAAATACTAACCAGTTATATTTCTCCCCACTCTTCAGCTAAAAATCGAATACTTTTGTTTAATACATTATAGTATGTACTTCTTGATATTCCTTTATGAATTTCACAATATAAAGAATCGCAATTTTCTCTAAAAATTAGATTATATACTTGCTTTTCAAAAGAGTTAAGCCTTCCATATACATTTTCAACATAATGTATTTTTTCCTCTAGGTATAGTAATCGACGCGTTTCTGTTTTTGAACTTTTTAGGTTCTTTAATTTCTCCCTATTATCATAATACTGTCTCAACTCTCTTTCCATGCGTTTTTTAATTTCTTTATCTAATTTGTAGTTTTTCATGGCAATCCTCCATTATTTTTTCAACATAATTCCACAATTACAACAATACCTATCTTTTCTATGTATTATTTGACCACACTCCTTGCAATGTTCTCCAGTAGCTTTTACTAGTGTTATTTCATTTTCATTTTCGAACATTTCTATTTCATCTTTATCTTTCCAGCCATTAGCTTTTCTAAACTCTATAGGTATTACTACTCTTCCTAATTCATCTAATTTTCTTATCAATTTCTTTTCCTCCTATTCTATTACATATTTTTAATATAATCCATACCTTTTTCCGTTTTTACAGTTATATAATTTGTTTTTATCTTATTTTTAAATTGTTTTTCAGAATATTTTTTACCTTTTCTATTATCTTTTATTTTAATTCCTTTTTCTAATTCCCATTCTTTTAATTTTTTCTTATTCATTTTCTTTTTCCTCCCTTTTGTGTATTTCTTGCATTAAATTTTCTTTTTTATCTAAGAGTTTATCTTTTTCATTGTATAAAATTATATCTTCTTCTTTTAGTTCTGTATAATTACCATCTCCGCAACAGTAATATAAGCCTTCTTTACCTGTTACAATATTACAAATTTCTGTATCATATATGTTTACTTCTCCTGATAATCCGTATTCTGTTTGTGCCTCATAGACAATCCATACTTTATCACCTATATTATATTTTGTTTCTATTTTCATAATTCACCTCCTGTTCATCAAATATTTGTAAATTATTCTCTCAACATAAGTTTATATATTAATCATTATCAATCCTAGTTATTATTATCACTTTATTGTTTTCTTCTTTTATTCCTACTATTTTGTAATATTCATATTCTCCATTAATATCTAATCCTGTTTCTCCATAATTTGCTTGATGTATAGGTGTTTCTTTATCCATTATAAAATCTCCACCTTTATATCCTACATACATAGAACCGTTCGCATTAAATGCTTTTCTATATAAATCACAAGAATAGCATTGCCCTTCATCTTTATATTCTAATGCTAATTCGCAATAACTTCCTCTCCAACTGCTAAAATCAGTTGGTATTTTTCCGTTATCAAATTCTACTAATTTAAAATCTCCTTTATACTTTCTTAAATCTTCTATTAAATTGCCTAAGTTATACTCTTTTCCACTATTAATTCTACTCTGATTGTTTATTTGATTTATTAAAATTTGTATATCCATTTATTTCTCTCTCCTTATATATTTATAAATTATCTTCTCAACATAAGCTAAAGCTTCATAATTTGTTATGAAATGTCCAGAATGTCTATTTCTTACTTCACTTCTTATTATTCTTATTTGCATGTTGTATTCTCGTCTATATATTTTAGTTAATTTTTCTTTACTCAAGCCTGCTTTCCATTTTTCTATTATTTCTTTGTCTTGCATTACTACACTCCTTTAAGTATAGTATGCTCTTTAACTTGATTTTAAATTCTTAATGTCTTGCCGATATAAATAAATGCCTGATTTGACCGTGTTAACTAACTTGACTGTAAGTTGATTGTTCTTCTTTGCTCTCTAATTCATCTAATTTCTCTAAAAATATATCTCTGTCTTTCTTAAAAATATCAGTTAAATCTCTTAATGTTCTTTCGCTTAAATCTGCACTTTTTAATTCATTTATAAATTCACAAAATATATCTTCAAAATATTCTTCTATGTCGTATATTTTACTATTTGTATACATATTCTTCCCTCCTACTCAAAATTTATTTCTTCACTATTAACTATCCTTTCACCCTTATTCTTTTTTGCCCTTTTATAATAAATTGGTGTTTCTTGTTCTTGGTTTAACTTTCTTAATTTATTTATAGCCATATTAAATGCTGTTTCTAACTTTTGTGGCAATTCTCTTTTATAATCTTCTAATATGCTTTTCTTTCCTGCTTTTACTAACTGCTCTTTTTTCTGTATTTCTACTATCTTCTTATCTTTTGTTTCTAACATTTCTTTACTTTGCTTTTTCCTTTTTTATTCCTCCTTTAAAAGTTTTCTTCCACACATAGGGCAATAGTTTATTTGAAAAAATTGGTCTACAATATCTGGTACATTATTACTATCATCTGCCAAATTATCTAATTCAGCATATATTGTATATCCTGTCCAATTAGTTCTTACAAGTGATAACTTACTTTTATCTGTATCTTTGTCTATGCTCATTATAGGTTTATTATTTGTATTCTTTTCACAATATTCACACATACTATTTTCCCTCCAGTAATTCTTCTAATTTTCCTTTTGTCCAACCTATCTCTTGCATTGCAAATATTTTTCCTCTATCATCTAATCCATATTTGTTTATATTTATTTCTTTGTCTAGTGTATAAAATTCTTCATCTAAATCTTTTATTATTTTTTCTACCTTTTCTTTAGGTATAGAATTTTCTAATGCTTGTAAGACTGTGTCTATTGCATTTCTTATTTCTATATTTTCCTTACAATCCCAATCTATATCGTCCTTAATATTTCTTAATATATCTTTAGCTTCTTCTAATTCTTTATTCATTTAAAACACCTCT